GGCAAAACACACACCCCCCCGCCCGCCCCCCCCCCCACTGGGGGGGGGGGCAATGCTCGGTGGAGACGCTGGGCAGTATCTTTCTGCCCACATCCAGACAGGCAAGCTGCAACTATGGCATCGGCGTGGACGGTCGTGTGGGTATGTATGTGGAGGAGAAAAATCGCTCCTGGTGTTCTTCTTCCAGTGCCAACGATCAGCGGGCCGTCACCATCGAGTGTGCGTCCGATACCACAGAGCCGTATGCCTTTAAGGATGTGGTTTACCAGAAGCTGATCACTCTTTGCGTGGATATCTGCAAGAGAAACGGCAAGAAGAAGCTCCTGTGGTTTGGCGATAAGAACAAGACGCTCTCTTATGAGCCGAAGTCCGATGAAATGGTGCTGACGGTGCATCGCTGGTTTGCCAACAAGTCCTGCCCCGGAAACTGGATGTATGCTAGGATGGGCGATCTGGCGGAGAAGGTCACGGCGGCTCTCGGTAGTGGTACCGGGGGTTCCGATGGTCCCACAACTACACAGGGAACACAGGCTTCTGCCTTTTCCGGGCTTTCCGAGGCGGATGTTGTAAAGAGTGTGGGGACATTGTTTACTGCCGATCAGAAGAAAATGGGCATCCTCGCATCGGTTTCAATGGCGCAGTTTATCCTCGAATCCGGCTACGGCAAATCCGAACTGGCGCAGAACGCAAATAATGTGTTCGGTATGAAATGCTCCCTCTCCGGCAACACATGGAGCGGTTCGACATGGGACGGACAGAGCAAGTACACCAAGCAGACGAAGGAGCAGCACACGGACGGCAGCTACGAAACAATCACGGCGGACTTCCGCAAATATCCGTGCGTGGAGGATTCCATCGCCGACCATTCCGCTTATCTGCTCGGCGCAAAGAACGGAAACAAGCTCCGCTACGAAGGGCTGAAGGGATGCACGGACTACAAGAAAGCCGTGCAGATCATCAAGGATGGCGGCTACGCCACGAGCCTTACCTATGTGGAGAACCTCTGCTCCATCATCGAGCGGTGGAACCTCACGCAGTACGATGTGAAGGAGTCCGAAACGCCTATCGCATGGTACCGCGTCCGTAAGACATGGGCGGATTCCAAGTCGCAGAAAGGTGCGTTCAAGATTCTGGAAAACGCCAAGAAGTGCGCGGACGCCAATCCGGGATATAGTGTGTTCGATGTGGACGGTGTAAACATCTACACACCGAAAACAACTGCTCCGGCGGCATCGGCTGGTGTTCCGTTCCTTGTGAAGGTCAGCATTTCCGACCTTAATATCCGCAAAGGACCGGGGACGGATTACGACAGGACGCAGTTCATTCCCGTCGGCATCTACACCATCGTGGAAGTCAAGTCTGGCAAAGGCTCGACCGCAGGCTGGGGACGGCTGAAAAGCGGCGCGGGCTGGATTTCGCTCGACTTTTGTACCCGCGTCTAAAACTTTATATCTGCGCATACGATTGCCTGTGGGTGTTCTTCGGAATGCTCACAGGCTTTTTTTATTTGCATACCCTCAATCCCGGCCGCCTTTTTCTGTTTAACCATGAGGATAGGAATCCTCGGATTGGAGGAATCTTCATGACCCATGAACAGAAATGCACCATAGCGGAACTCCGCTCCAAAGGTGCGACCTATGCAAAAATCGGCGAGGCGCTCGGTATCTCGAAGGATACCGTGAAAAGCTACTGCCGCAGAAATAATCTGTCCGCTCCGCAGGATACCCCTGCCTCTGATACCGCTCCTTCCGTCTGCCGGGAATGCGGCGCACCTCTCGTGCAGACAGAAAAACAAAAGACGCGGATTTTCTGTTCCAGGGAATGCCGTGAGAACTGGTGGCATTCTCACCCGGAGCAGATAAAGAAAAGAGCCGTGTATGATTTCCGCTGCGCCGGATGCGGTAAGCCTTTCTCCGCCTACGGAAACAGCCACAGGAAATACTGCTCCCACGATTGTTACATCACGGCTCGGTTCAAAGGCGGTGGATGCCATGAGTGAGCAGGAATTTGACCGTGAAATGCGGTATCAGGCCGCCGTTCAGATTGCGGATGCGCTTCTCAAAAAGGGTTCCATCTCGGAGGAGGAATACCACCAGATCAAGACAAAACTCCTCGAAAAATATCGCCCGACTTTGTCTACATTATTATCGGGAAAACCCTTGATATAACTGGCTTTTAGAGTGATATATAGTGTCGGAAAGGAGTTGATTTTATGCGGAAAATCACCAGGCTAGAGCCAAAAAAGACAGCCCTTCCGACAAGGAAAAAGGTCGCAGCGTATGCCCGTGTCTCGAAGGACACGGAGCGGCTTCTGCATTCCGCATCCGCACAGGTCAGCTACTACAGCGAACTGATACAGAAAAACCCCGAATGGGAATATGCAGGCGTGTATGTTGACTGCGGAATAACGGGTACCCTCACCTACAAGAGGGACGAGTTCAAGAGAATGCTCACCGACTGTGAAGCCGGAAAGATCGACATCATACTTACCAAGTCAATCAGCCGATTCGCAAGGAACACGGTCGACCTTTTGGAAACAGTGCGCCACCTCAAATCCATCGGCGTGGAGGTGCGGTTCGAGAAGGAAGGCATCCATTCTTTTTCCGAGGACGGAGAACTGATGCTTTCGCTCCTCGCTTCTTTCGCGCAGGAAGAAAGCCGCAGCATTTCCGAGAATGTGAAATGGGGTATCCACAAGCGGTTCAAGAGCGGCGAGATTGGCGTGGCCAACAAGCACATCCTCGGCTACCAATACGATGAGGAGCAGAAAAAGTACATCATCATTCCCGAAGAAGCCGAATCGGTCAGATGGATGTTTCAGATGTACATCGACGGCGTTACCCTGCGGGACATTGCAGATAACCTGAACAACGCAGGCATCTGCACCATCCTCGGTAACGATTTTCAGGAAGCCTCGGTGCGGCAGCTTATTTTCAACGAGGTCTACGCCGGGGACATCAGACGGCAGAAATGCTATGTGTCCGATCCAATCAAAAAGGACAAGGTTCCGAACCGCGGCGAACTGCCACAGTATTACATGGCTGACTGCCATGAGGCAATCATCGACCGCGACACCTACGCAAAGGTCAAGGCAGAGATGGAACGCAGAGCCTCGCTCCTCAATCCCACCTACTGCTTTACCAAGAAAATCCGCTGCGGTACCTGCGGAGCGCAGTTCACCCGCAAGAAAGGAAAAGTCAGAGGCAAGACCTATGTACATTGGATTTGCCGGAGCAAGAAGGAAACCGGGATGACCTGTTCCAGCGTGAACTTCAGCGAGGAAGAACTGAAAAACATCTGCGCCGATGTCCTTGAGACCGATTCTTTCGATGAGGAGATTTTCGAGAGCCGGGTCAAGGACATCATTGTTCTGAAGAACGGCGATATAGAGTTCCACCTTGTCGGCGGCGAGACACGGCGATGGAAAAACCTGCATCTGAATCCGCCAAGGCATAAGGTCACGCTCACGGATGCATTCCAGGGCAAGATACGATGCGCCAAGTGCGGCAACACCTACCACCGCGTCAATTCCGCAAACAAGTGGGTGTACTGGTACTGCATGGGAAAGAAGAAAAAAGGAATGACCTGCGACAACATCAATTACACCGATTTCCAGCTACGGCAAATCACGGCGCACATCCTCGGTTTGGAGGATTTTGATGAGCAGGTCTTTTCAGAACAGATCGAGGGCATCACCGTTCTTGAGGACGGCAACCTCAAATACCACTTTTACAAAGGGAGGACAGAGAGATGGCAAAGAGTGTGATAACCATTCCTGCCACCAAGAGCAAGTACACGGCAACGCCGCTGTCCTGCAAGAAAAAACGGAAGGTCGCAGCATACGCCCGCGTCAGCACAGACCACGAGGAACAGCAAAGCAGCTATGAAGCGCAGGTGGACTACTACACCACCTACATCCAAGGCAGGGATGATTGGGAGTTCGTTTCCGTGTATGCGGACGAAGGAATAACCGGCTGCAACACAAAAAAGCGTGACGGCTTCAACAGCATGGTGGAGGATGCGCTGGCGGGCAAGATCGACCTCATCATTACAAAATCGGTCAGCCGTTTCGCCCGCAACACAGTGGACAGCCTTACGACCATCCGAAAGCTGAAAGAACACGGCACGGAGTGCTATTTTGAGAAAGAGAACATCTGGACGTTCGACGGCAAGGGAGAGCTTCTCCTTACCATCATGTCGAGCCTTGCACAGGAAGAAAGCCGCTCCATTTCGGAGAACTGCACATGGGGACAGAGAAAGCGGTTTCAAGACGGAAAGGTCACGGTTCCGTTCGGACGGTTCCTCGGCTACGACCGCGGCGAGGACGGCAACCTTGTACTGAACGAGGACGAGGCACAGATCATACGCAAGATTTACGGATTGTTCCTACAGGGACGCTCACCGTATGCGATTGCGAAGGTGCTGACTTCCGAGGGCATCCCTACGCCCGGAAAGAAAAAGACCTGGTCGGCATCTACGGTCAAGAGCATCCTCACGAACGAGAAGTACAAAGGCGACGCCCTTCTGCAAAAGGTCTACACCGAAGATTTCCTTACCAAGAAGAAAATCAAGAACGACGGACAGGTTCCGCAATACTATGTGGAGAACAATCATCCAGCCATCATCGAGCCGGGAGTATTCGACAGAGTTCAGAAGCTCATGGCGGTCAGACATCCCGGTCAGAACCGCAACAGCAGCATCAGCCCTTTTTCAAGCAGAATCAAGTGCGGCGAATGCGGTAGCAGGTACGGCTCGAAGGTGTGGCACTCCAATGACAAGTACAGAAAGGTCATCTGGCAATGCAACCACAAATTCGACGGGGATTGCAAATGCGGAACGCCGCACATCACCGAGGATGAGATACGGAGCCTTTTCATAAAAGCAATGAACATCCTCATCACCGAAAAGGATGCGCTGATCGAGGATTTTGAAGCCATCAAGGACACGGTCTTCGACACCTCCGCGCTTGTGCAGGAACGGACAGACCTGCAGGTCGATATGAACACGGTGGCGGGACTCATCGAGGAATGCATCGCGGAGAACGCCCGCATCGCACAGGATCAGGGCGAATACCAAAAACGCTACGACAGCCTCGCTAAACGCTTTGACCGCACGAAAGACCGCCTCGAAGCCGTGGAGCGGTCGATTGCGGAAAAGCAGGCTCATCGTGAAATGGTCGAACAGTTCCTTTCAGAACTCGCCAAGCAGGATGCGGTCACGGAGTTCACCGATGAACTTTGGTACAGCATGATCGACCATGTGACCATTCACAGCAAGGACGACATCCGATTCACATTTCAGAACGGCACAGAAATCAGGATGTAAGCACAGCGCACTCCGTTTCCCGCGGAGTGCCTTTTTCTGTCTTGTGAACCCTTCTCCGAAAATGAACCCCTACATAAAAAATGAACCCTACCGAGGGTAGGGAAAATCAAAAGGTATAGGAATAATCAGATTGTATCAAATCTCGTGTTTACATTTCCGCATAAGTCCCTGCATATTCATAGAGAGGATTCTCGCTGATATAATTTGTGTAATAATTGACCTGATTCTCATAGCTTAATAACTGTTCTCCTTGGTCGGTTGACACTCGGCAGTACGCTGCCATCTTTAATTTCTGCACTGACTGTGCTGTTCCTGATTCCGCAGTCGAAATCTGCTTTGCTGGTATAACAGTAATGCTTCTTGCCATTTTTAACCACCTCCTCAATCACTGTCTGTTCCGCAATGTTTAAGCCCTGCAATTCGGCATCATCAATCCTTATCCCTTTACATGCCTTGACTCCCTTTTCAATGTAGGTGCTGCAGAGCCACTGGATTTTCTTCTTGTAAACCTGTCTGCGCCGGAGCGTTTTTCCGCAGTAAGGGCAAATCAGCATTCCGCTTAAGGGATAGCGGTTTTGGAACTTCATTGTGCTGTCCTGTCCGATATTCCTGTCACGTTTTCTCTGTTCCCTGACTTCCTGCACCTTTTCCCATACCTCCGGCGATACAATTGGTTCGTGATTTTCCGAAATGTAATAACTCTGCACTTCCCCGTTGTTTTTCCTCGTATGATTTCTTTTGTTTTCAGGGGTGTAATACTTCTGCAGATGAAAATCCCCTTTGTACTTTTCATTGCAAAGCATCCCATTGATGGTCCCGCTTTCCCATGTGGTTCCCGTCACCGTTTTCACGCCCAGGTAATCAAGCAGCTCCCCAATCCTTGACGAGCCGACATTCAGCAAATAAAGGTCAAAAGTCAAACTGACAATTTCCGCTTCCTTTCGGTTCACAATCAAATCTCCATATTCGTTTTTGTCATAACCGAGGAAGCGGGATGTGGTAATCATCACTTCCCCTCTCTCAAACTTCTTCCGAATGGACCATTTATTGTTTTCACTCATGCTCCTGCTTTCTTCCTGTGCAAAAGAAGCGAGGACGGCAAGCATCATCTCACCGTCCCCTGATAGAGTGTTAATGTTCTGTTCTTCAAAAAAAATACCGACACCTAGTTCCTTCAGTTCCCTTGCGAACTTTAGAACGGTGACGGTATTTCTAGCAAACCTCGATATGGATTTTGTAATAATTAAGTCAATCTCTCCTGCCCTTGCCTTTTCCATCATTCTCTGGAACTGTGGGCGGTTCTCACAATAACCAGATATGCCCTGATCAGCAAATACTCCGATAAATTCATATTCCGGATTTCCGGTAATCAGTCTCTCATAAGTTTCCATCTGGTTTTCAAGAGAGTCCTCCTGTCTTCTGCTGTCTGTGGAAACTCTGGCATAAGCACAAACCCTTTTCTTTTGTAAGACCGAAGCTGGTCGTTTGTTAATCACTTTTACTCGCACGTTACATCACTTCCTTCAAAAAACCTTTTCTTAAACTCCTGAATCCTTTGGAAAATGGCCTGTGCATCCTCTACCTTGTCAATGCACACCACTTCCACATTTCTCTTACTGCAAATCAGCATGAACTCTATAAACTGTCCCCAGTTACGGGCAATCGTGGCAGCCCTCATGGTAACCACCACATCAATCTTCTTTGCTGCGATTTCTGCTTTCAGACGATTAAATTCTTTTCTGTTCGGGTCGGCTCCTGAAGCTTCCTCAAAGAATATCTGCAAACCCCATTTCTGTTTTCCATATTCTTCTTCCAACCGCCTCATTACATCGTCCAGATATTTTTCATAGTCTCTGTCACGATGGTTGACTCTGCAGTAAAAAGCTACTCTATTTATCATTCCTGCAATCACCATATAAATAAGTACTCCTTTCGTTTTTGGTAGTATATAAATCACTCTAAACCCCTGTAAAGTCAAGCAATTCTACGGTTTCCACCCACTCTTTTTTCACTCTGTCCGAACTTGTCAGGAGCCGAAAAAAGCAGCCGGACAGAAACCTGTTGTCTCTGTCCGGCTTATCTTTAAACCCTCTCGGTATAATCCAGCGAAATCCATCCGTCACGATTTTTCTGATAAGATTTCAGAAGCCCCCAAAGGCTCGCACCCTTGCCTTCTGCTTCTTCCACAATAGTGAAAGCACCTTTTCCCGTGTACTTACCTGTTTTATCGTAGTCTGTTCCCGGCCCCCTGCGGATGTTCAAATCTTCGATGGATACTCTCACAAGATACGGTGTAAATGTATCATTGGAATAAATCACTTTACCAGATTCATCAAATACGGAATATCCCTCATTTTCATCCGCACACCTCTTGGCATTTTCCAAACTGTGGAATGCACCCTTCTGTGTGGCAGCATCTGTCCATGTCTTACGCACACGATACCAGACTTCCTCTGGTTCTGTTGTCTCGTTCTTAATTCCAATCATTGTATTTAAGATTGTAATAATCTTTGCACCATATCCGGCTCCTGCTGCCCATCCCCTTCCGTCTGGATTTTCTTTCTGTCCAAGCCACTCCACATATTCCGCACAGCCTCTTGTGACATACTTAAATCGTGGATCAACGCATTCATTCTTCAAATCCACTGTGGAAGCATAGGCTTTCAAATGCTGCACCTGCGCCCTGATACCAAGCTGTGGTGTATCAAAGGAGTTTCCTCTCATTCCATTGGAAGTCACTCCCATGCCACAGAAGTTGTTCTGGTCGAGCGTAACTGCAGAACCAAAGAATCCAAAATTACCTGTTTCCAGACAAGACTGTGCAAATGCAATATCACCACGGACACCCTCTGCCTTTCCTTCCGAAAGGTAAAGCGGAATCATGTCGATAACCGACTGTGCAACATCAGGATTCTTTGCTTTAATATAAGCTGTCATCTGCTCCATCGTTGCCACTGCGTTACCCATAATCTCTGTAAATGTGTTTTCTCCCTTTTTCTTTACTCCATAATAGGAAGCAATACATTCTGCTTCCGCTTTGGCAAGTTTCTGCAAATTACTGTCAATAGAAAGCCATTTTGTTGCTCTGGTGTTTGTATGGAATGAATGCTCCAGAATAATACCCGGTGTTCCTACTGCATTCGCACCACGAAGCACACCATAGTATTCTCCGTTTGTCCCCTGACGTGTTGCGGTTCTTCCACTCTGGGCAGTCCCCATCACTGCTTCCACAACCTTTGCCAGCTTCAGACCAATATCCGTGCTGCTTCCATTTAAAAGGACATATGCCACCGGATAATCCACATTTTCGTTTACACCATTGCCCACAGCGTTGGAATGGACAGAAATAAAGAGGTTACAGCCCTTGGAAGCCGCACCTCTTTCATACAATGCTCTGTCCGTATTCTGATTTGTCCTTGTGGTTACCACAACGATACCAAATGACTCCAACTCCTTCTTAAGATAATTATGGAGTTTCCAAGTCATGTCCGACTCATAATAAGACGAAACCGCAGGACTGCGGTTGTATTTACCATAATGCCCTGCGTCCAGACATACCTTTACTGCCATGTTACTCATCCTCCTTTTTCTCATCTGCTTCTTCATGCAGCTGTTCCAATACCTCTTTCAGCTTCTTTGGAACCGGAAGTCCGATAAGGGCAACATTCTCAATAATGGAAATTCCCTCATTGGATAAGTAAAAGAAAATGACTGCTGTGCGGAGTACATTTCCATTCTGAATGACCTGTGTATCAAGCACATGGCCGATACCTACCAGACAGAAGATTGCCACCTTTTTGCAGATGCCTTTAAAACCAACCTCGCTGGATACCTTTTTCTGTACGAATGCTGCCATAAGCCCGGTGGCATAATCGATGACTACGAACATAAGGAGTGCATACAGAAAACCATCCAGTCCTCCAAGAAACCAACCCATAAAGCCTCCTATTCCTGCAAATACATACTGCATTGTTGTTACTGCCTGTCTCATAACTGTTACCTGCCTTTCTTTGTTTTTTGGTATGAAAAAAACAGCCCGCAAAAGGCTGTTTGATTCCAAAACTATATCTGATCCGGCATACTGTCCCATAACCTCATATCTTCCTGACCAAGACTCCATATTGCAATCCCTGACACGCCATAGGTGTATGCTGCTTCATTTGCCCAATAGACAATGCTGTCCACATCAGAGTAATACATAATAGAAAAACCATCCGCATCTCCGAGATACATCCTCGAAAGCCAGACATTCAAATCATGTGGTACTACCTTCATTTCATAATCGTTGCCACATTCCAGTGACATTTCATGGGAATGAAAAAAATCGTAATCCATAGAAATATCCTGGCTTCTTGTGCTGATTTCCTCCACATCAGAATTAACACGGAACAATTCAAATTCATTATCCCATGAAATTCCGGTACGAGTACATCTTCCGAAGGTGGTCTGCTTTCCATCCGGGAAGGTAATATCAAAACACTCATAAGGTTCATAATACCATGCATCCCCAAGTCGCAAGAGGTCACACACCACTCCCTTCTCCGCCATGAATCCCACATATCCGGTTTCTGCAGTAATGGTTGCTGTAAACCTTAGTGTGTAGGCTGCACCGGAATATACCCTTACCTTATTTCCACGGATTCTCATTTCCACGGTATATAGGCTTGGATCACTCCGTAAATCTGCATTTGTGGTCTTACTGAAAGAAGATGCATAGCTGCCAAGTTTCTTACTTCCCTGATACAACTCCACACACTGGGTATCGTAATTTATACAGCAGAAAATGCTTCCAAGAAACACTCCTGCCTTACCGCCTCCCGATGATTTAAAGGCAAATCTCGCCCTCACATGGATTTCAGAAAATCCGGTGTAATCCAGTGCCAGTTTTCCACTGCCTTCCAGCTGCGAATACTTACGGATACGGTCAGAACTTTCATCCTTCCAAATCTTCCACGAACCGTCAAGTACTGTAAAATAGTTGGTAGGGATTTCTGAATAATCACAGAAATCTTCATACCATACAAGCGCACTTTCCGGCTTTCTGCGAAGCACCTCTGCAGTAACCTTAAATGCCCTGTCAGGCTGTACCATTTCTCCGGTCACATCCATGAATTTTCTTGGCTTCAATCCATAGTACACTTCCCCGGCAGTCGCTTTCTGTGAAAAATCCGAACATACCCGAAAGCCATAAAAAAACACTCCAGGCACTCCACCGGACACAGTAATGATGTGCTTTCCTGCTGACAAGCTGACTCCACTTTTTAATATCCTCCAGAATTTCTTTCTCCAATATAAGAAATACAGCCTTGATTCCGACAGCATCTGACTGTCCCCATCAAGACTGATTCCGATGCTATTCTTATCCCATCTTGGATAGACTATCTCGACAGCCACATCATATATTCCTGCTGTTGGTACTTCAAATGTGTATTTCAGCACCGCTTCTTCATCCAAAACAGACGCATATCCTTCTCCAATGACTGCATTGCCTGAATAAGAATCCGGCACACCGTTCCTATCAACACTTATTGCTCCGAAAGAAACCTTCTGTTGCTTCAGATAAGTTGTGAGATATTTTCTGCCACTATAGGTTTCATGCTTTGTCGGCTCTGCCGTTTCCCTGCTCGTATCCCATCCTTCCATAAAGTCATATACATGAAGCAGTCCCCAAGGGACCATATCCGTCCAATCCCAATATGAAAAGAATGGAATAAATGGCTGTGGCGGTGCATCCCCTGTATGATTATATAAGCCCTCCATCCAATATTTCGCAGCATAATAGGTAAGGCTTGTTCCCCGATAGGTCGTACCAAGATTCTCCGTAGTATCGTATATCTGCCATCTC